CGCAATTCAACGGCAGGCGAAGATCGACGCGGAAGAAGCCAAAGCTGCTAACCCGCCGGCAGAGCCTGAAGCTGTGGAAGTGCCCGCGAAGGAAGCGCCGGATGCGTGGTCAGAGCTGATCGCAACAACGCCAGGCCCAATCATCATCGACACGCCTGACGTGTGGGCAGAGCTGGCGGAATGGTCTGACAAGTGGGAACTATCCCTGCAGGCAACCAGTGAACTGAACGACATCCTGAACCGCTACCTGTAACCGATAGGGCGCTACGGCGCCCGCAACCTGGAGAGCACCATGAATTTAGTATTGGCATTTGACACCGAAACAACCGGCCTGCCGGACTGGAAAAGCCCAAGCGACAGCCACCACCAGCCGCACCTGGTACAGCTGGCCGCGATACTGGCCGACGAGGACACCGGCAAGATCATTTCCAGCATGGACGTGATTATTAAACCCAATGGCTGGGAGATCCCGCAGGTAGTAACCGATATCCACGGGATTACCACGGAATTCGCCACGGAAGTGGGCGTAGCAGAGGAAGATGCTCTGTCCATGCTGTTCCAGATGGTGGGTAAGGCCAAGCGCCTGGCGCACAACAAGACGTTCGACCAGCGCATCATCCGCATTGGCGCTAAGCGCTATTTGAATGAGGCGGTCCAAGAGGAATGGGCCAGAAAAGACAACTTCGAGTGCACCATGCAGATGGCCAAGCCCATTATGGAAATGCATCCCAAAGGCCGGTACGGTTTCAAATCGCCGAAACTGTCCGAAGCCTACCTGCATTTCACCGGTAAGGAGCTGGTGGACGCGCACAGCGCTATGGCCGATGCCAAAGCCTGCCTTGATATTTACTTGGCCATGAAGGAGCTGACAGGTGCTGATACTGACACGGCGCTTTAACGAAAAGATTGTGATCGAGACAGCAAGCGGGGAAGTGATCGAAGTATTCCCGCTGGCGGTCAACGGGTCACAAATAAAGATCGGGGTGAACGCATCCCGTGAAACCGCGATTGACCGTGAAGAAATCGCAATCAAAAAGAAGGAAAGCAAAAATGCCAACAAAAGTGAGTAAATTTGTTGAGGATCTGGACGGCGGTGTATTCGAGGAAAAGCTGTCACAGATCCTGAGTGACGTGGCCGGCGCCGTGATCGACCAGGGCAAGCTCGGGAAAGTGAATATTTCGTTCACCATCCGCCAGATTGGTAACAGTCACCAGGTGCAGGTTGACCACACGCTGAAGTACCAGCGCCCAACCGCACGCGGCAGCATGAGCGAGGACAACACGACCAGCACGCCCATGCACGTTGGCAGCCGTGGCGCCCTGACGTTCTTTGCCGAGAACCAGGCGCAAATATTCGACCGCAGCGGGCAACCGGCTAAAACCCCATACCCAGAGGACGATCGGTAACGCCGGTCTTACTCAACCACGAAGAAGGAAACGATTATGGATAGGTCAGCTATCGAGCAGATCCAGCAGACAAACACCACTGAGGTGCTGAATGCAGAAATTGATAAAAATGAGCTTGGCATGCCCATTCTGGTGGCACCGGAAAACTACAGAATCCACGATCTGGAAAGCAAGCTAACCGGACGTATTCGGTACCGGGGCAAATTTGAAACCCGAATCCCGGAATCGTTCATCAGCTACTGCGCAGATCACGACGTTGTAGGCGCTGTGTGCTTTGTCGATCCCGAGAGCATGAACGCGGTGTCGGTTCTGAATCTGGGTACCGAGTCAACGCCAGGGCACGCAGACTTCACAGCAACGCTGAACATGAAGCGCACAGCAGAGTTCACGGCTCTACTGGAAGTGAACGGCAGGAAAGTAGCACAACGCACCCTTGCTGAATTTATTGAAGATTGGCAGCACTGTGTCGCTGCCCTGGACAACGAAGGCAAGCCCGTGAACCTGGCCCGCGCGATTATGGCCATTCGCGAAATGACCATCGAAGCCAAAAGCAAGCGTGAATCTGAGGTGAGTGATTTCCGGGGCACAAAAAGTTCACTAGAAAGCATCGAGGCCAGCAGCAAGCACGCCCTGCCGGCCGCCTTGCTATTCAATTGCGTGCCGTACAACGGGCTGCAAGCGAGAGACTTTGAGCTACGTGTGTCGGTCATTGCCTCAAGCGAAGACCCGCAATTCACTGTACGCATCAAGCGCCTGGAAGCGGTGCAGGAGGAAATGGGCAAAGAGCTGGCGGATCTGATTGAAGACGCTGCAACAGACCTGGACATGGCCGTAACAATCGGCACGTTTCAGGCCTAACTCATAGCCGGGTACGCCCGGCAAGCAAGGTACCAAGATCATGGCGATGAACCACACTGACGTTGAGCAGATGATGAGAGACTTGGGGTGCGACGGCGAGAAGATCACCAGCGCACTGATTGAATCACGCATTATTGACGTGGACTATGAAACGGTAGTGATTGCAGGCCAGAAGCTGATGTTTTGCGGCATACGCATGGATAACGGCTTTGTGGTGGTGGGCAAGCCCGCAACTTGCATTGACCCGGCGAACTGGCGCGTCGAAATCGGCGAAAAGATCAGCTATGACAATTCATTCGGCGAGATCTGGAAGCTGGAAGCGTACCGAAAGCTGAGCCTCAACGCTGAGCGCATTGCACGGCTGGCGCACGAGATCAACCGGGCTTACTGCCTGTCCCTGGGTGACGACAGCCAGATTGCATGGGAGTACGCACCAGACTGGCAGAAAGAAAGCGCGATAAAAGGCGTGGCCTTCCACCAGGCCAACCCAGACGCAACGCCAGCAGACTCACACGAAAGCTGGCTGGAACAGAAGCTGAACGACGGCTGGCGGCATGGTGAGGTGAAAGATGCGGTGGCACGAATCCATCCGTGCATAACAGCTTACGAAAACTTACCTCTGGAGCAGCGCACTAAGGACTATCTGTTCAAGGCCGTTATCACAACGATGAGCTGATCTAAGCCCCGGTGAAAGCCGGGGTACTTATTTGTAAAACAAGGAGTAAGGCCAGTGAGCAGCTTAACTCTGAGCATGAAAATGTCTCCGAAAGATACAGGTAGGCTATTCAGTAAAGCGTGCCGGCTGGAAGATGAAAACAAGCAACTGAGAGCGAGAGTTACGGAGCTTGAATTATCGGCACAGAGAAGCCCCGCCGAAATCGTCAATCAAACCCTAGAAATTGCCGAAGCGCTGTATGCGCTGCGCGGTTATATTGCCCCCCTGGGCCATCTGTTTTATGAATCGACTCATCCGCACGAACTAGAAGCGTGGCGGGCAGCTTGTGTGGTTCAAGAAATGTTGACCAACACCAGCCCCGAAGACGCTCTGAGCGATATAGAAGACTGTGCGGAAAAACCCATAGAGCAGGAGTAAGGCCAGTGAGCGACAACATTACAGACTTTGTATCCTGGATCACGTCAAGCAAGAAATACGCGACCGCATCGCCACGAACGCAGCTAATGCTGTTTGCTGGATTTGAGGCCGGGCGCCAGGCCGATGAAGGGCAGTCTGTAGGCGTAGCGGAACCGTGGGCGCCGAGCCCAGGCATGACTCAGTGTGTGTTCACGGCTAAAGCGGTACCAGTGGGCGCGAAGCTGTACGCCCGGCCTGTCAGTGCCGATGTGCCGGACGGGGGGAAGCCTTTTGCTTATGTAGATGCGGAAGAAAAGTGGTGGATTGATAACAGCAAAAATGTAACTGAAACAAAATGCTTTGTTGAAAAAAAATATGCTTCGGACGTACCGCTCTACGCCCGGCCTGTCAGAGTCGATATGCTGGCGGAACAAATATTGCGGGAAACGTGGGGAGGCAATGGTGAGTAAAAAAGCCAAAACCGAAGACGAACAACACCGGGAAAAGCAGAAAAAAACCGGGAAAAGCACGGCGCCAGACTGGACGCAAGGCTGTGACAGCTGTGGATCGTCGCCAATAGTTCCGGTGACCGGACTCTGCGGCCCATGCACATTCGGCGAGGCAGACAGTGCCGGGGGCAACTGGTGAGATCAATATTCAAAACCGTGAAAACTGAGTACAAGCCTGAGTGGGTGAGGCAGGAGTTTATGACTTATGGGCCAGATTTCAGGGAAGCAAGAAAAGATATGCGCCGGAAATTCGATCGTTGCTTTTCGTGTAGCCGTTCATTCAAGGATGGAGAAACTATGGCTTTAGGCAGTTTCGGAAAGCATGGAAACAAAACTTTATGCCAAGAATGTGCCGTGCATGTTGCTGGCGGCTGGCCAGGAGATTAGTAATATGTCACGCGGAGTCAATAAAGTAATTCTTATCGGCAACCTGGGCCAAGACCCAGAGGTGCGATATACACCTAATGGAAACGCTGTGGCCAGTATCAGTATCGCCACGGATGAGAGCTACAAAGACAAGAACAGCGGGCAGCTTGTGTCAAAAACGGAGTGGCACAAGATTGTTATGTTCGGGAAAATTGCGGAGGTGGCCGGGCAGTATCTGAAAAAGGGCAGCAAGGTCTACATCGAGGGCAAACTGCAAACCCGAAAGTGGACCAACAAAGAGGGCCATGACGTTTACACAACCGAGGTGGTGGTTGATATCAGCGGTACCATGCAAATGCTGGACAGCAAGCCCGCAGACGACAGCCAGCAGCATGGCCAAACCCACAATCAAAACCGCCAGCAAAACTCACAGTCCAACGGGTACCAGCAGGCTAGGGGGAAATGATGGAAACTACATTTTTCAACAAATTAAAAAACGCCCTTAAATTTTCCGAAAATGCCAACGTTGAAGACCGCCGTAGGGTACTGAAAGGTGCTGCCGGTCTAGCCGTTGTAGCCTGCATTCCTATAGGCTTGAACGAAGGCTATCGGCTACTGACTGAGCACGAACAAACTCAATTCATTAACAGTGTTGAGTCGAACCAAGTCATTGAGAATATGACTTTTTACCTGGATCGCACCGCCGTATTAAAAAACCTAGAAAACGTCATTATTAGGCGCTGCGAATTTATTGCTATGCCTGGATTTATTGGTAATAGTCTTCTTTATCTGGAAAACGTACGAGGGTTTAGTATTAGTGATTGCATCATGGACTCCCGCAAAATGGCTAAGGTGGGCATTCAGGTCGCGGGAGAAATATCAGGTGCGCCTAGACTTAAAACTTTTATTCGTAGTGACGCGCATGGAGCTTGGTGGAAAGCATGAAGTCACAGAAAATGCGCGATTCAGCGCGCAATGAGCAGTGCACGCTCAACATTATGGGCGTGTGCAACTACGACCCGGCAACCACAATACTGGCGCACTTGCCTGACGAGTCAAACGGCATGGGGAAAAAGGCCGACGATCTGAGTGCGTGCTATGCTTGCAGTGCATGCCATGACGCGATCGACAACCGTATCCAATGGCCAGAAAATGAACAAGAACACAGGGAATGGTACTATCGCAGAGCACAAACGCGGACTTGGCGACGAATGGTGGAGCTGGGAGTAACAACCATTAAAGGTATGAAAATATGAAACAAATTAGTGTGTTTGCCCTGATTATTGCTTTGTTCTCCGTTGCGGCCGTAGCGGAAACCCTAACCTGGACGCCGCCTACAACCCGCGTGGACGGTACGCCGCTTATCCCTGAAACCGAGCTTGCGCCCTACGAGCTTGTTTGTGGTGAGGTGACGACCACCATCCCGGCAACCGGGGAACAAGATCAATCATACCAAGTGCGAAAGCATGAGATCCTGCCCGGCTATGGCGAGACAGGGTGCTACATGATTGCCGTGGATACGGATGGCCTAAAGTCGGAGCCAAGCGAAACGGTTTATCTGACGTGGGAGAAAGGCGCACCGTCTGCCGTGACGAACATCCTTATAATCACGGAGTAAGCCTGTGACTGTACATTTGATACACGGCTTTAACGTGAGCGACGGCGGCAAGAACAGTGTCGGAAAGTTGCGGCCGTACCTGTTAAGCCGGTATCAGATGCACGATTACGGGTGGACTGGCCTGATTCGACTTCGCATAACCAACGCCAGGGCAGTGAAAGACATAGGCCCGCTTGTTGAACCTGGCGATGTTCTGGTGGCGCACAGCAACGGCGCAATGATTTGCTGGTCTCTTGCACAAGAGCACTCTGATAAACTCGCCGGCATCATCCTGATAAACCCCGCATTACGCCGCGACACCCTATGGCCCGACGACCTGCCGGTAATGTGCATCTACAATTCAACCGATTGGGTGGTTTCGCTTGGACGTATGTGGTCGCGCTTGGTATCGCTCGGTGGGCTAAACTTCCACGGCTGGGGCGCCGCCGGGCGTTATGGCTTTACTCGAAAACAGCCCCACGTAAAGAACTGGGACAGCGCAAAGGATGAGATATCTTTGCCGGCCCAAGGACACAGCGGACTGTTCAAGATGCCGCAGGTGGAAGACTGGGGTAAGCTGATCGGTAAAATGTCACTTCGTTGGGAAAGGACGTACAAAATGGCTATAAAATACTTGGTAGTTCACATCAGCGACAGCCCGAAAGGCCGGGGGGACACTGCGAAGGACATTCACCTGTGGCACAAACAACGCGGGTGGGACGGAATTGGATACAACGCCGTTATTACCGGTACCGCACAGCTGGAGCAAGGGCGCCCAGATTACTGGCAAGGCGCCCACGTTCGGGATTTCGACAAAGACGGCAAGGGCGACAACTCCGACAGCCTGGGCATCTGCATTATCACCAACACAGAGCCCGATGAAGACCAGCTGAGAGTATGCGAAGGCTGGTTGCTGGCGAAGCTGGCGGATTACCCTCGCGCCGAAGTAGTAGGGCATCGAGATCTGGACAGCCGCAAGACCTGCCCGAACATGGACGTTCCGGCTTGGTGGGGTACTCTAGTAAAAAATCACATCTTTTGACAAGGGCTTACCGTGGCTATCAGGCGCGCAGCAAAGATTGACGATAACCAACCGCAACTGGTGCAGCTTATACGCGCGATGGGTGTGAGTGTGGCCATAACCAGTGCAGCCCACGACGGTTTCACCGACCTGGTACTGGGATTTGGAGGCGTAACGGTCCTGACAGAAGTAAAAGATGGCAGCAAGGAGCCGTCACGCCGCAAGCTGACACCGCAACAACAGATCTTTCATGGATCATTCAAGGGGGCCATAACGGTTATTGAAACCGATTTGCAGGCCATAGAGCTGGTGAGACGTATCAAGGCGGTGGCTGCATCAACAAAGGTGAACTGGAATGTGGGAGCGAGAGCGTATGCCTGATGGTCAGGGGAGTATATTAAAAGCACTGATCGACGGCGGGCTTGGTTACCTGTGGTTTGCCCTTATCGCGTTGTGGGGGGGTACTGTGAGCTATATCAGCCGAGTTCGAAGGAAAAAAGTACGGTTCAGCTTCATTGAGCTCATTGGCGAGTGGACCATATCAGCCTTTGCCGGGATCATGACTGCGTTGCTATGCCAGGAGATGGGATTCAGCCTGATACTGACGAGCGCCTTGGCCGGCATTAGCGGTCACATGGGCGGCAGGGCCATTTACATGATGGAGCAATTCGTCTGTAAGAAGTTTGGCGTACCCGCTAATCAACGTAGGCATAACGATGACCCAGACAGTAAAGACTGAAGTCAGTCTGACAGCGGAGCAAGTCGAGCTATCCGAAAAGCTAACCCACTTGCAGCGCATGACTATCATTGGTTTGGTGCAGGGGAAAAGCCAGCGCAAGGCGTACCGCGATGCTGGCGGTAAATCAAAAAGCGACCGGACAGCAGACGCTGTTGTATGCAAGATGCTAACAAATGCTAACGTGCATCCATTTTACGAATCGTTGGTCAAGACACTCACCACTAGCAGCGTCCTGACGCGCAAGGAAGCACTAGAAAAGCTGACTGAGATAGCAAGGGGCGACGAACAAAGAAGCACCATGCAGGCCATTAAGCAGATCACTGACATGCAGGGCTGGGAAGAACCCAAGCGCACAGAGCTTACCGGCGAAAATGGCGGACCCATTGCGATCACGCAGATCGAGAGGGTGATTGTTTGAGTACGCTGCAGATCCCAACAGCCAAAGTATTCGAGCGTCTGCTACAGCCCTCTCGCTACAAAGGCGCATGGGGTGGCCGTGGATCGGGAAAGTCACACTTCTTCGCTGGACTCATGGTTGAGGACCATTTGCGATCACCAGGCCTTCGTTCGGTTTGCATACGGGAAGTGCAGAAGACCCTCAAGGAATCAGCAAAGCGGCTGCTAGAGGACAAAATTCAATCATTCGGCCTTGGTAACCTGGGCTTTCGTGTACTTCACGACCGCATTGAAACGCCCGGCGGCGGCGTAATCATTTTTATGGGCATGACCGATCACACCGCAGAAAGCATAAAATCACTTGAGGGCTTTGATCGTGCTTGGGTGGAGGAAGCACAGACACTATCAAAGCGTTCATTGCAGCTATTGCGACCCACTATTCGCGCCAGTGGCTCAGAAATCTGGTTCAGCTGGAACCCGAGCCGCAAAACTGACGCTGTAGACCAGTTTTTGCGAAGCCTTAAATCGCCCGGTACCGCCCTCGTTGTGAAATCAAACTGGAACGACAACCCTTGGCTGCCAAAAGAGCTGAACGACGAACGATTGAGCGACCTGGATCAATACCCAGACAGTTACGATCATGTATGGGAAGGTGGTTACGTTACCGCGCAAGATGGTGCGTACTTTGCCAAGGTGATTAACCAGGCCAAAGCTGAGAACCGGATATCTCGCCTGCCTCGTGACCCGCTTATGACGTGCTACGCCTTTTTTGACATTGGCGGTACCGGAGCAAAGGCTGACGCTGTTTCGATCTGGATGGCGCAGTTTATCGGCAAAGAGATCCGGGTGATTGATTACTATGAGGCCGTGGGCCAGGAGCTATCAGAGCATGTGCATTGGTTGCGAGAGAACGATTACAGCAAGGCCGAGATATACCTGCCTCACGATGGGGTAAAGCATGATTCGGTGTTCCGGGTAACCTACGAAAGCGAACTGAAGAAGGCCGGATTCAAGGTGCGCATTATGCCAAACGCTGGCGTAGGTGCTGCAACACAGAGAATTGAGGCTGTTCGACGTGTATTCTCAAGGGTGTGGATGGATTCAGAGCGATGCGAGGCTGGTCTTGATGCACTGGGCTGGTACCACGAGAAGCGCGACCCGACACGAGACATTGGCCTGGGGCCAAATCACGACTGGTCTAGTCACGGGGCTGATGCGTTTGGCGCACTGGCACTTGAGGCCGAAAAACTTTCACGCAAGCGCACAGGCGCAGCAAGCAATCCTAAGCCAAGGCCAGTTTCTGGCGGCTGGATGGGTGCATAGGAGATACATCATGTTGCCAGGCAAAGAACCGATTAAGACCCGCGATGGAGACAGCGAAGAAGACGTGCTGAAGGAGATCCGGGATCGTGCGTCCTATGCTAAAACGGCATGGCAGCATAATTTTGACGCGGCGCAGGAGGACATTCAGTTCCTGGCCGGTGAGCAATGGCCAGAGGCGATCAGGGTAGCGCGGGAACTGAAGCAGCGCCCATGCCTGACCCTGAACAAGCTGCCGCAGTACGTGGACCAGGTGCTTGGTGACCAGCGCCAGAACAGGCCCGCTATCCACGTTCACCCGACAGAGGCCAACACAGCAGGCGCAGGCGCTGAAGATCCTCAGCAGATGCCTAACATTACCGGCAAAAAGAACTACTCGCTGGCGGAGGTGTACGAGGCACTGATACGCAACATCGAATACACCAGCAAAGCCGAAATGCACTATGACACAGCATTCCAGCACGCCGTTGAAGGTGGATTTGGCTGGTTGCGGGTGCTAACGAAGTACTCAACTGACGACGCATTTGAACAGGATCTGTCCATTAAGAGCGTGCACAACCGGTTTGCCGTGCTTATGGACCCGGATGCAGTGGAGCCGGATTTCTCAGATTCTAACTTTTGCTTCATTGGCGAGCGGATGCGCAAAAAGGAATTCGAAAAGCGCTATCCCAACGCCCGCCGTGGTGAGCTGCTCGACACTGACCGTGGTGATTACTCTTGGTGGGTGAGTGAAGAAGGCATAAGAGTGGCCGAGTACTTCTGGCGTGAGCCCAAAAACCGCACGCTGTTGCTGTTAAGTGACGATCGTGTTGTGTTTGAGGACGAAGTAAAGCCCGTGCTCGATGAACTGGAAGAAATGGGCGTGACGGTTGTTCGAACGCGCAAGGTGAAAACCTACATTGTGAAGTGGGCCAAGGTGACCGCCTATGACATTCTGGAAGGCCCTATAACGTGGCCAGGGCGAACCATTCCAGTAATCCCTGTGCTGGGCAAGGAAATGACGCTGGGTGATAAAAACTATTACCGAGGCCTTATCCGGTTCGGCAAAGACGCCCAACGGATGCACAACTTCTGGATGACCGCGGCAACTGAGAAGTCTGCACTGGCTCCAAAGGCGCCGTGGGTAGCAGATGCTGAATCCATCGAAGGCTATGAGCAGGAATGGGAAAGCGCCAACGTCGAAAATGCCAGCGTACTGAGATACAACGCCCGGGCTGACATACCACCACCGCAACGCAACTCCGGCACGCCCATGCCCACGGCAGAGCTACAGATTGCCATGAGCTTCACGGATGAAATGAAGGCCACCATTGGTTTGTACGATGCCAGCGTAGGCGCACAGAGCAACGAGACAAGCGGCCGGGCAATACTGGCCCGCCAGCAGCAAGGCGATCGGGGCACGTTTGCCTACAATGACAACCTGAGCCGCGCGATTAGCCGTGTTGGTCAGATCCTGATCGAGCTTATCCCCAAGATATACGACAGTGAGCGGGTGATTCGCGTGCAGTTTGAGGACGGTACCGGTGACTGGCTCCAGATCAACCAGACGATTATGGACGAAGAAACCGGCAAGCCCGTGATGGTCAGTGACATGGCGCAAGGGAAGTTTGACGTTACCGTGAAGTCTGGGCCCGGGTACCAGACGCAGCGAATGGAAGCGGCCGACAGCCTAATCCAGTTTGCACAGGCCGTTCCATCGTCTGCCGCGGTGCTGGCGGACCTGATAGCCAAGAACATGGACTGGCCGGGAGCCGACGAAATCAGCAAGCGCCTGAAGAAGATCCTGCCACCAGGCATACTGGATCAGGAAGAAGCCGACGAGCTGGGCATTAAGCCACCAGAGCCAACGCCGGAGCAACAGGCCGCTATGGCAAGGGCTGAAGCTGACATGGCGCAGGCAGAAGCTGACACCGCCAAAGCGCAGGCTGACATTGCCAAGGCCGAGGCCACAACCGCAGAAGCACAGGCCAAGATGGCGGAGATCGAGCGTGACGCTGCAATGGCTGGACCGGGCAGCATTGAAGAAACCGTGCGCAATCTGGTCGCTGAAGCCATGGCTGAAATCATGGCCCAAAGCCAGCAAAGCGGTGATGTTGTTGGTAATGCCTAATTTCAGGCTATAATATGACCACAAGCTACCTGTGGCCGTTCATAGGGTAAAATCCGCGATGGAGACAACGCGACATGGCAGACGAAGCCAAGACACCTGAGCAAGAAACCGAAAGCTATGAGGTTTTCGTTACCGAGGCCGTTGGTGATCTGCCGGAAGGCGATAACCAGGAAATTGAGGGTGAAGGATCGGCCAAAGCCCAACCAGATGTAAACGTCCAGCCGGAAGGCCAAGACGATGCCGATAACGATCCCGCCGCTGATGCCGGCGAGGAAAAAGCCAAAGGGAAATCCCGTGGCCGATTCCAAAAGCGCATTGACCGTTTGACCGAGAGAGCGAAAAAGGCAGAGCAGGAGCTGCAGCAGTTGAAAGGCCAGGGCAAAAAGCCCGGTACTGACGACAAAGCCAGCGAAGCCAACACCGACGAGCCCGACCCTTCGAACTTTGACAGTTACGATGATTACCTTGGTTCACTGGCCGACTGGAAAGCCGGAAAGCCCAAAGGTAAAGAATCGGACAACGCAAAGGACAAGGGCGCCGAAGAAGACTCGCAAAGCAAAGACCTGGACGAAGACACGGAATACACCGAAGCGCTTGAAGACGTGACCGATGCGTTTGAAGACAGCCGAAAGGTTTATACCGACTTCGATGAAGTGGTGACCGCCAAGGACGTGCAGATCACCAAGGATATGGTCAAAGCCCTTGCGGAAACAGACGACCCCGGTGAACTGGCCTACTATCTCGGCAAGAACAAAGACGAAGCCAGCCGTATTGCTGGTATGAAGCCATTGGCCCAGGCCCGAGAAATCGGAAAGCTGGAAGCCAAATTGGCAAATCGCAAACCGCCCGGTAAAAAAACAACCCAAGCACCTGAACCGATTGATCCCGTGAGAGGCAGTGACTCATCATCGAAAACCACCAGCGACATGGACTTTCGAGAGTATGAGCAGACCATGAACGAGCGGGAACGCAACGGCAGGGGTTTCTGGTAACAGGAGAATTGAGCCATGCCGCAAGTTAACGGTGAAACAGGTAACCGTCTATTAACGGACGACATTATCGTGAAGGAGGCTTTGCGCCTTCTTAAAAACAGTCTGGTGGCCGCACCATTGGTACACCGCGATCTGGAAAAGCGCTTTGCAAAAGTGGGTGATTCCATTGCTCTGCAAAAGCCTTTCCGCACAAAAACTGCGTCTGGCCGTGTGCTGGTTAAACAGCCCATGACTGACCTGAGCGTGCCGTTCAAAATTGACCGCCAAGAGCACTTCGGCTTGGAAGTCACCATGCGCGATCGGACCTTGAGTGTTGAGAACTTCAGCGATCGTTACCTCAAGTCTGGCATGACCCAGATTGCCAACGTCATTGACCGCTCTATTTTGCTGACCGCGAAAGAAGCGTTTTTCAGTTCCGGCACGCCCGGTACCGCAATTACATTGAAAAACTTTCACTTTGCCAAAGCCTTTATGGGCCAGGTGGCCGTGCCGGACGATGGTATGCGCCGTTGTATCTTGAACATGCTTGACGCCGCTGAAATATCAGAGGAAATCAGCAACAAGAACAACGAAATGCTGGTCAAAAAAGCGATTCAAAAGGGCTACATGGGGCCGTTGTCTGGTTTTGATCTGTTTGAATCGGCAAACATACCGACTCATACCGTAGGCGCCTATGGTGGCACGCCGTTGACCGCAGGCGCAGATCAGACCGGCAACAGCATTACGACCGATGGATGGGATACCAGTGTAAATGGACTCCTGAAAGCCGGTGACGTGATCCAGTTTGCTGGCACAAAAGAGATCAACCCACAAAGCTACGCGTCAACAGGCCGCCTGAAGCATTTTGTTGTTCAGGAAGACGTTAATTCTGATGGTGCAGGACTTGCCACCATCAAGGTTAGCCCGGCAATCAACGATGGATCGCTAAACACCACCAACCAGGCAGGCGACACAATCAGCACCGCTGCATACCAGAACGTGGATTTTGCACCGGCTGACGGCGCTGCCATTACTGTGCTGGGAAATGCGGACACCACTTACCGCGAAAACTTCCTGTTCCATCGTGACGCTATTGCTTTGGCAATGGTTGACCTGGAACTGCCTCAGTCGGCAACCGTGAAGTCTCGTGTTCGTGATCCTGATTCTGGCATGTCCCTGTCAATGACCGGGGCGTATGACATCAACGAGCAAACGGAAATCACGCGGATTGATGCTGTTTGGGGCACTGACATGATTTACCCGGAACTGGCTCACAGAATGTGGAGCGCTGAAGGCTAAAGCAGGTAAAGCAGATGAAATAAAGACCGGGGAACATTCCGGTCTTTATTTTCACCCCACCGGAGTAGCATTATGACTGACAAAAAAAACCGCACCTGGGTTTATCACGCTGAAAAAAAACCCAAGATTGTTAACATGACAACGGGAGAAATTGAAGCATTAGAGGCTGATGGATGGGAGCGCAGACCTGTGGAGCAAAACGCCGCAATTGAAGAAAACGACCGCGAGCGCGACGAGCTGCTAGACCAGTTCCATGATGAACCGAGCATACTGAGCAAGGACCAGCTTGTGATGCTGGGCCGGTACCTTGGCGTAAAAATGATGAAGGCGTGGCCGGCAGACACCCTGATTAACAAGGTTCGCAGCGGCCTGGAGTAAAACGCCCTGGATAAAAAACATCCAAGAGGAATTAAGCAATGGATGAAATGAAGCCAATTACTCGGATAGAAGCGGATGACAAACGCCATTTCCACCAAGCAACCGTCACCGACACTACAAGCATCCCGCTTCGTATCCCTGCCATTGGGCGCGATGCAGCGGTTTCTGTCACGCCTGGTACGAATGCAAAGGTCCAGTTCACTTTGTCCAGTTACGACGAAATCGAAACGGATAACGCTGTTTGGGAAGACTGGCCTTCTGGTGTTGTTACCTCCGCCACCTATGATTTAATCACCGGCGCCGCCGCCGCACTGCGTATTGTGAGTACGGGTGCCAGCACCTGGAGGGTGTCTGTGTGAGCATGTGGAACAAGGTGTGGGGCAGCGAGCGATTTCCGGCTAATGGCCTATGGCGTTGTGGGATGTGGGGCAGCGAGCGCAGTCTTACGGCCATTGCTATACGCAGGGCGCTATTCAGCTCAGGTGAGCTGGGTGCAGCCTACGTTGTTAGGCCCATTGTTAGTGGCAACCAAGCACTTTTCCAGGACTTAGCAAGCGTCTCGCCTGTGACGTCTGATGGTGATCCTAACGGATTGATGATTGACCAATCCCCGAACAGCATCAACGCCTCGCAGTCTACAAGCGCCGCTAGGCCCACGTACAACGCCAACCCCGACAGACTCTCGCTGGACAAAGTTGATGACGCGCTGATCAT